TTCAGTAGGACTAGGACTAGACTTCCTACAACACTTCCAAGCTAAGATTAAACGTACTTTGATGAGTGACCAATTAACGCCACAAGGCAGTTCACCATTAACAGCTACAGAGATCCAAGCAAGAGTACAGGTATATCGTAACCAATTAGGTTCAATCTTCTCTCGTATGCAATCTGAATACTTACAAGTATTACTAGAACGTACCTGGGGATTAGCAATGAGATCTGGTGTACTTCCTCCTGCTCCTGAAGAACTAATGCAAGCTTCACGTATCAGCTTCAATTTCATCAATCCTATGGCTGCATCACAAAAGCTCGAATGGGTAACAGCTATTCAGAATCTAATGATCAACGTATCTCAGATGGCACAGATTGATCAGACAGTAATGGATAACCTAAACCTAGATGCAATGGTACAAGTAATGGCAGACGCTCTATCAGTACCAGTAGAAGCAATCAGAACGGATGAAGAGATAGCAGAACTTAGACAAGCCAAACAGGAACAACAACAAGCCATGCAAGAGCAACAACAGCAACAAGCTCTCATGTCACAAGTTGGTCAGACAGGCTTAGAAGTAGCTAAGGAACAAGCAAAGAACATGACACCTGATCAGTTAGGAGCAATGTTTGAACAGCAATAAATATCAGAGAGTCTTTACCAGTAACGAAGGTATAGAAGTACTAGATGAACTCATTTCAATCTTCCATACACAGCTTGCATTTGATAAAGACTCAGCAACACAGACTGCATTTAATTTAGGTCAACAGGACGTTATCAACTTCATCTTGGCTCGTATTAAAGAAGCAGAACAACCTAAGTAATAAGAATTAAAAAAGAGAATAAACAATGACAGACAACTTAGAACAACCACAACCAATTGAACAAGATACAGCACTTAGTACAGCAAATAATAGCAGTAATGAGACAGCTATCCCTGATAAGTTTAAAGTAACAGCAGAAGATGGATCTGTAGACTACAAAGCCACTGTAGCCAAGATGAATGAATCGTATTCATATCTGGAAAAGAAAGTCGGTACAGGAGAAGTCGCTCCTAAATCTGTAGATGAATACAAGATTGAACGTGAAGACTTTAGCTTCGATGACTTCAAAGCAGATGAATCTAACAAAGCATTTTTAGAAGAAGCTCATAAGCATGGGATCACAAACAAACAGCTCGACTTCCTATTAAGTGAATACGATAAACGTGCAGTAGATCTAGTATCCAATAACTCTCAGATTGACACAGATACAACAGTACAGACACTTCAAACAGAATGGGGTGATAAGTATGAAGCCAATATCTTTAATGCAGTTAAAGCAGCTAGAGCATGCGGTATTACAGACGAACAGATCAACGATCCTTTAATTGGAAACAACGTAGCCTTTATTAAGATGGCTGCATATTTCGGTTCACAGATCAATGAAGACAAGCCTGTTACCAATGGCACACCAGTTAATGTAGACATCAACTCTTTAATGCGTAGTCCTGCGTTCTTCGATCCAAAACATCCAGATCACAAGTCTGTCAAAGCTCAGATTGATTCGTATTACAACAGCCTAAGACGATAAACAAATAGCTCCTGAAGTGGCGTTCAGATAAAGCTTAAAGCCATACAGAGTCCTTATGTAGAGCATGGGAACTGTATCAACTCTTATCAGCCCGATATGGATAACTGAAACAACAACAGGCTCTACAACCACAACAACAAACATATAGAGCATTCAAAACAATAAAAATAATAGCTCTATTAAAACAACTATTAAAATTATAATAAGGACTAAATAACAATGTCATATAACACTATTGATAGCGTATTTGTAAAACAATATGCAGATACATACGTTGCTCTTTTGGAGCAAAAAGAATCAAAACTATTAAGCACAGTAACTAATATTGGTGAAGTGGTTGGTACAAGTTTTACTGTCAATGAATATGGGTCACTAGGCGATGTAGATACAGCAATCACACGTTTTGGTGCAACTCAATATACAGATGCAAGCTTTGCTTCTCGTTTAGCAACAATGAGTGACTTCCCTAATTTTACTCGTTTAGCTATACAGGACCTTCCTCGTTTAAAAGCTAATCCACAAGACAAGATGCTTCAAGGCTTACATGCTAAATGGAATCGTAAAGTTGACCGTGTAATCTACAATGCTCTTATCGGTAATGCAGCTCGTAAAACTGTAGGTGCAGATACTTATACAAACGTAGCTCTTCCTGCTACTCAAATTTTAGGTGATGTAGCAACAGTACCAACTAAGCAATTACTAATTGATGTTCGTACTAAGTTTATGGAAAACGAATGCGAAGAAGACATCTACATTACTTATAACGCTGACTTGCTTAATGCAATCTTGGCAGATCCTACATTAACTTCAGCAGACTACTTAGCAGGTCAAATGCTCCAGAAGGGTCAGGTGTCAGACTTTCTTGGTATGAAATGGGTTCATGCAGAGTTCATTAAATCTACAGATGGTTTATCTGCTACAGGCGTGGCCTACACTCGTTCAGCAGTTGAAGTAGGTATCAATACTATCTCTCCATTGAAGATCGTAGAAGTAGAAGATGCTAACCGTTATCACTCAATTGGTGAAATCAAATCTTTAGGTGCCGTACGCACCGATGAGAAACGTGTAGTAGCGTTCAAATACAAAGTTTAATAGCAGTATTAACACAGCTTATTGAATGATCAAGGCTCCTTATCTGTAACAGGGTAGGGGGCTTTCAATACCTAATAATAACAATAACTAAGGAAGCTCAATGACTACTAAAACAGACATAGCAAATCAAGCGTTACTAATGATTGGTGCTGACTCAATTACAAGCTTTGAAGAGAATACAATTACAGCTAGACGTATGAGAACAGTCTATGATAGTTCACGTAAAGCATTGTTAAGACTTCATCCTTTCCAATGTGCAACTAAGCGCATTAAACTGAATCCAATATCAACCCAACCTGAATTTGGATACGCATATCAATTTCAATTACCAGATGATCTAATCAGAATCATCACAGCCAACACAGAAGACTATGTAGTAGAGACAGACAACCTACTTAGCAATTCAGATCAACTTAACCTTGTATATGTATTCGATAATAAGAACGAAGAAAGTTACGACAGCCTATTTATTGAATGCCTAGTCTTGTATCTAGCTTATAAAATTACAAAAGCTACAACAGGCTCACAAGGAACATCAGACAGCTATTACATGCAATGCCAAGAGCTACTAAAACAAGCTAAGGCAACTCAAGCACAAGAAATACCATCACAACAATTCTTTAAAGAAACAGACTATACATTGATCAGAGGTCGCTAATGGCTAAGATCAACTTAATTAAAAACAACTTCACTTCAGGAGAGTTAAGTCCTCATATTTGGATGAGAACGGATCTTCAGCAGTATAGAAACGGCACAAAAGAGATGCTTAATTTCCTTCCAATCATAGAAGGTGGATTAAAGCGTAGAGGTGGTACAGAAGCTCTAGCAACAACAGCAGGAGCAATTAGAATACTGCCTTTTATTATCAGCCACTCAACAGCCTATCTACTTATTTTCAAGCCTAATCTGATAGATGTATTAGCTACAGATGGTACATTAATTAAGAGCCTATCAACGCCTTATACGGCTCAAGACGTTAAAGAGATCAGCTATACACAAAACAGGTATCAGTTCTATATAGCACACAGTAAACATCCTCTAGCTTGGCTTAGAGCTTCAGAAGATCTAACGAATTGGTCCTATGATCCATTTGATTTTTATGTACCGCCATTAGAAGAAGTAGCAACGCCAACACTTCCACTTAAACCTAATGAAAAGAATGCAGGAAAAACAGTAACACTAACGGCTTCACCTTATGGCATATATGACAGTACTAAACGCTATCAAGTCGGTGATATTTGTCACTATACAGTTAGTGGGACGAAATACTACTTTAGAGCTAGAAAGATCACACAAGGAAATACGCCAACATTAGGAAGAAATGGTCCTGAAGGAACAGTAGAGGATGAGTATTGGGTCACAACAAATGTAACAGAAGCACAAGCTTTCACAGTAGCGGATGTAAATAAATTTGTATTTATCAACGAAGGTATTATACGAATAGATAAGCATGTTAGTTCAAGTACAGTATTAGGTGAGATCCTTTTAAAACTAACTACAGATATTGAAGCGATTGGTAATTCGTGGACTCTAAAACAAGACATCTTTGAAGTCAATTTAGGTTATCCAAGAGCAGTTACGATGTATCAGCAACGACTTGTTATAGCAGGAACTAAAACCTATCCAAATTATATATGGTTAAGCCGTGTAGGAGATGTGACAAACTTCCTTCCTACAGTAGCAGATGGAGATAGTTTTACTATATCAACAAGTTCAGATCAGCTAACCAACGTACTACATCTAGCTCAATCAAGAGGTATATGTGTAATGACAGGGGGGGCTGAATTAGTAATCAGTTCTCAAAACTCAATGACTCCTACCAATACATCAATCCTAGAACATACAAGCTTTGGCTCAACAGAAAACATCAAGCCAATCAAAGTAGGCTCAGAACTTATCTTCGTACAGCGTGGAGCAGAAAGAATCCGTACCTTGCTTTATGACTATTCTATCGACTCATTAACTTCTAATGAGCTGACAGTATTAGCAAGCCATATCGCTAAGAAGAGTGGTGGATTTAAAGAAATGGTCTACTGTGCTGAACCTGATTCTATTATTTGGTTTGTATTGGGCAATGGTAAGTTAGCAAGTCTGACACTTAATAGAGAGCAATCTGTTATCGCCTGGTCAACACATGACATCGGTGGAACAGTATTAAGCTTAACGTCTTTACCTTCTACTACAGGAGCAGACAGACTCTATTTCTTAGTCAATCGAAATGGCACAGTACAAATTGAACAGATGAAAGAAGATCTATTATTAGACTCAGCTATCAAAGTTCAAGTACAACATAACAATCCATGTATTGTAGAGCATAGTCAGATCGGCATATTAGGAGATGAAGTAGCTGCTTATTACAAAGACAGCCATTCAACATACGTCATTCCAATCGTAAGTAGAGAAGGGAATACCTTAACCATCAATTGTGATCCATCAGTCAATGAGATCTATATAGGTCGCAAGTTCACATCAAGAGTCAGTTTATTTGCTCCTGAGCTACAGGGCAGTCCTGCAACATCAAGTCCAAGCATTATCAAGATCAATCACATTAACTTGTATTTGTATGAGTCTCTCAATCCTACAGTCAATGGAGAGTTAATAGAGCTTAAACAGTTCAATGAGAATGTATTTGATGCTCCTAAGCCATTTACAGGCTCTAAGCGTGTAGAGATGAACGGATGGAACGATTTTGATAACTTCAAGCTCATTATAGAACAAACTGAACCACTACCACTTCATATCACAGCAGTAGTAATGGAACAGAATATTAATGACCGTTAGAGTGGCGTTAGAAAAAATAGAAAATCGTTAGATTTAGATGAATTAGCGCGACAACAATTAACGCACTTGTTCTTCTTGTGTCTGTACATTTGAAAAAACACTATATATAGTGCTTACAAACTAAATGTGATCCAATTCTCAAGAAAAAAGTTAAGCTAAGTTAGCATATGCTCATAAAATGCTATCAGAGTGCATTCATTGCGATTATTTCGGATGATTTGGTATGATTTGGTATGATTTGGTATATAACGACAAAAGTCGCTAGAAACGCCTTAAAATTGAAAATAAGAGCATGTTAGTCTTGACAATGTTTTTTTTATCTATATTATTACAGACTGTGAAGTAGGTTTTATAGCAGACGCAAAAAAGCCCTAGAACATGTTCTAGAGCAATTTTGAAAAGCTTAGAGCTAACTAAGCAAACTTAATATGGTGGATAAAAGTAGTCAATATGGAAAGCGAAATGTGGCGTTTTGCTAACCGACTTCTTGAATCTGGTCTGGAATTGTAATAGTAAAGGTAGCTTTACGCAATGAAAAAAGTGTAACAGTGACACACTTGAGCGATGACTGACCAGTTTGATTAGGTGACTACTCCACTGCAACCTTAATAATGCATGTGGAGAAAAACATGTCGTATAAATTGCCAAAACCTGGCACACATAAGGCGCAACTGCTAGTTCAGTTGTTAAATGGAAATGTGATTCGTAATTCTAAAGCTAAAAATGATTTAGATACTGCGAATCCTGCAACTGCAATGAGTCAATTACGACTTGATGATCATTGGGATGATTTTATCGAAAGAAAAAGCACCCCTAGCAAGTCAAGTACAGGTCATGATGTTTAATGTCAAAGAGTATTACATGACGGCTGAAACCATTATGGAACTCAAAGACAGTGACCCTCGTATTGAAAAATACTTGGAACATCACAGAAAATCATAAAACTTAGCTTTGAACTAAGGTGTCCTTCGGGATGCCTTTTTTATTACAACAACTAAAAAAGAGGAACAATGTACACAGTAGAAAAAGCAAAAATATTAGACATACCTGAACTGCTAAAATTAGCTTCAGACTTCTGGCAAGAGTCAGAAACATACTCACAACGTCCAATGGACTTAGACATCGTCAAAACACATTTACAAACACTGATCCTATACCCATCACAAGGATGCGTATTAGTTGTTAAGGATGAAACAGGCACTATATTAGGTGGCTTTGTAGGTGGCTTAACAAGAGAATGGTTTAGTGCTACAAGCTTGATGGCTTTTGACTATTGTATATTTATTAGCTCTAATAATAGAGGTAGTAAAGTAGCTTATTTACTTGTTAAAGCCTTTATCGAATGGGCTAAGGAAGCAGGAGCTACAGTTATTCAGTGTGGTACTGCAACCAAGATCAACACAGAAAGAACAATAAGCTTCTACAAGAAGTTTGGCTTTGAACATACAGGCTCATTTCTTGAAATGAAGCTATAAACACATAATAAAAATAATAATGAGGTAAGTATGGCAGCAGCAGGAGCAGCAGTCGCAATGTGGGTGAGTACAGCTTTAGCAGCAGCATCTACAGCTTATGCAGCAGTTAGCGCACGTAACCAAGCTAAAGCACAATCCAAACAGGCAGAACAAAATGCTAAGAATGCAGAGAGTGCAGGAAGGGTAGAAGCTAACCGTATTCGTGAACTAGGAAAGAAACAGACATCAGCAGCTCAGGCTCAGATGGCAAGTAACGGACTAGATCTGAATGCAGAGAATACAGTAGTAGATGTGATAGAAGACGATATTAGTTTGAACTCATCTAAAGATGCCTGGACATCATTCTTCAATCATAAGAATCAGTCAGCACAATTTAGAACAGATGCTTCAGCTTATAACGCTCAAGCTCGTAACGCTACAGTAAGCGGTATCTTAAATACAGGATCAACTCTTTTATCAGGAGCAGGACAAGCTTCACAGATGAGCAGAGCATCAACAACAACTCAACCTGTATCAAACATCCAATCTAATTCATTAACTATGGATACAAGCAGAATCAAACAGAATGCTTCAGGGTGGGCTTAATTATGGCTAAGATCCCATTAGGTAACTTTGGTAATGTGATGCCACAAGCTCAAGCAGGAAGAGTATTAGATACAGGTGCAGGACAAGTTGCTCAAGCAGTCGGCAATATTGCGCAAGTAGCACAACAATACGCTGTTAAGGAACAGAAGATCCAAGAAGAAAAGGATCAATACCAATTCAACATAGAAGCTTCTAAGTATGGGGCTGAGTATCAAGACTATATTTCTGAGACTAAACAAAAATTAGTAACAGGTGAATTAGATGAAGCTACAGCTAAAGGCTATTTAAGACAGCGTACAGATGAACTAGCTCAAAACTATGTAGGACGTATCCCAGAGAAGCAGAAGGAACGATTCAACTACTATTCAGAGAAGATGTATAACGATTCTCAAGCCTTCATTAAGCCATTAGCTTATGAGACAGAGAGACGTACTATTAATGCAGACTTTGAACAAGTAGGTGAAGCTACTCTTAAAATTGAGAATAGGGAACAGGCATTCGCTCTCTATCAAGATACAGTCAACCGTAACCCTGTTTTAACTCCTGAACAGCGTACAGAGTCAATTCAGAAATGGAATGAACGTAGAGACTTGTCAGATGGTAAAGGCGTATTAAGTAGCTTAGAAACAGCTCAAGACATCGAAGCATTACAAGAGCTTCATAAGAATGTAGATACAGTCTTCCCACACATGAAAGTAGAGACTAGAGATGCTTACAAGTCGAACATTGAATCAGCTATTTCTCGTATCCAGAAAGGACAGGAGATTAGAAATAAAGAACTTGATAAAGAACATGCTCAACTCACTAAAGACTTTGTAGCAGATGATTATACAGGCTATCCACTATCTGAAAGCCTAGTCAACCAAACACTAGAAGCAGTTAAGGGTACTAAATATGAAGCCGAAGTTAGAGAAGCAATTAGCTTAAACAAAGACGCTCAGAAGTTTAGAGATGCTTCACCAATTGAACAGGAACGAAGCATAGCAAGACTGACAGCAGAGTTAGAAAACAGTCCTCAAGAAGATGCTACAGCTCTTCAAAAGAAATTAGATGTATTCAAGTCTATCGCTGCAACTTCTAAACAACGTGCTAATGATGATCCTGTAGCTCAAGTCCAATCTCAAACTGGTCATAAGCTTTATACAGTAACTCCTGAACAGATCGGATCTGGTCAAATTGATTTTAAAAAGGCTCAAATTACAACAGATCTACTAGCTGAACAGAAACAGGCTAATGGTGGTGTAGGCTCATTGATCCAATGGAACAAGTCAGAACGTACAGCATTTAAAGATCGTTATTTTGAAGCTACTCCAAAACAGCAGAGAGCAATGTTATCTGATCTAACTAAGATGGCAGGAAAGAATAAAGAAGCTCAGAAAGAGTATTTCAGTCTCATTGGTGGTGACAAGAATGCTTATGCCTATATGGGTATCGCAAAGCTCAATCAGTTAGATGTGACGCTACACAATACAAATATCAGAGCAGCAGAAGTCGCTTTAGAAGGTAAACAGATTCTAAATGCAGGACAAGCTAGTGTACTTGGTGCAGAAAAAGAATTTCATAACGCTATCCAAGCTGAATTTGGTAATGCAGCAGCTATAGGTACGAATGAACATCGAGCTTATCAGAACTTAGCTTATTCAATTTATCTAGGACTCGCTAAACGTGGTGAGAACATCATTAAACGTGATGATAAGGGTAATCCAATCATCAATAAGGAAATGGCTAAACAGGCTTTTGATATAGCAACAGGTGGAACGTATAAACAGAAGCTAGGTAAGAATACCAATCACATCTTTATGCCTTATGGTTTCACTCAAGATAGTTTTGAAGATCATATCCAAAACCATTTTAGAACACAGTATCGAAAAGATACAGGTTTCCTACCGCCAGATGGCAACGTCTTAAAGACTCATGTTGTACTACCTGTACCTGGCTATCCTAATTGGTATCAGTTTGTAGGTCACGATGGCAAAAAGATGAAGAATCCAAAAACAGCAAAACCTTATGTGATCAAAATACAAAAATAACAAGGAAAACGAATGGGCTTATTAAGCGAATTTATTACAGAACAAGATCAGGCTTTTGATGAAACAAAACTGACAGATCCTAAAAAATATAAACGTGGTGCTTTAGCAGACTTTGGATTAGGCGCGGTGTCAGGTGTCGCTAAAGGTGTGACATCCGTATCTAACGCTGCTAGTCGCTTTGTAGAAGGTGATGAAGTTGCTGACAAACGTATGCAACAAGTGAATGAAGCTTTTACTCCGCTTAATCAAGGTACAGCAGGACATATTGCTTCAGGCATTACAGAAGTTGTAGCAGCAGGCACAGTAGGCGCACCATTAGGACCTTATGGCATGGCTGCAACAGTCGGACTTGGTACAAGAGCAATCGAACATACTAAGCTCACCCAACAACTTGGTGTAGATCAGGATACAGCAGATACAGCATCTAATATCTACGGTGCTACTAATGCTGCTTTAGCATTCCTACCTGTATCCAATGTATTTAAGAAGTCATTAGTTGCTGACTATGCAGCTCTTGTAGTTGCACCTACAGCAGTTGGACAAGGCTTAACGTATGCTGAAGGAGCTTATTTAGATCATAAAGGGTATGAGAAGCAAGGAGTTATGTATAAAGACATGGCTACAGATCCTAATGCTATTTTTATGAATTTGGCTATTGGCTCTACCTTCTATGCAGCAGGACGTTATATGAATGCTAAAGGGAATGCAGATCTACCAGAAGCAGAGGTCCACAAAGCTGAAGCAGATTTCAATGCTACAGTTGAACAAGCTCAAACAGATGCAGATGTATCGAGTATGCCAAATATAGCAGAGACAATAGATGATCTAGCTCAACATGAAGCTAATTTGAATCAAGCAATTGATCAGGTTATGAAAGGAGAGAAGGTCAATATATCTGAAGCTACAGGTGGCAAGCTCAAAACACTAGATGACGTCAAAAAGCATATTCAAGCCAATCAGAAGAAACAACCGACATTAGAAGAACTATCTAATAAAGTCAGATCTAGTATCTCTTCCAGACTAGCTAATAATAGCTCTAATAATGCAGCTACTAAACCATTCACAGCAACAGGTACGAAGAAGACTGTATATGATGAAGCTATGAATAATGGCTTTACAGATGCAGATGCTAGAACAATCGTTGCTCTTGCTCATTTTGAATCTGGGGGAACATTTAGTCCTACAATTAAGAATAAGAAGTCTTCAGCTACAGGCGTATTTCAGTTTATTGATAGTACCTGGACTTCAGAAGGTGGAACAGCAGCTAACAGACATGATCTAAATACACAGATCAAGCTTGGCATTAAACATACTAAATCCAATATTAAGTATATCGAAGACAAGACAGGTGTGGTCCTTACAGGCTTTCAGATCTATATTCCTCACTTACTTGGTAGAGGTGGTGCAGAGATTGTATTTAGAGAGATCAGAAGCAATCCTGACCAATCAGCTAGATCAGTTATAGCCAAGTTTAGTAAGAATCCAGACCGTTTAATGAGTATCAACGGTATTCCTAAGAACTCAACTATTGGAGATGCAGTCCACTTCTTTACGAAGAAAATAGATGACATCACAGCTAAACATTATGGCGGTACAGGCTCTTCACACAGAACTGTTTTTGAATCTGATACAGACTCAACCATAGCAACAGAACAAGCTCCTATTAAACCTGAATCAAGCTATGAAGGAACGATAGACCGATTAGATTTAGACAACCTTCCACATGCAGATGAAGCTTTTATATCAGCTTATGACCTTAATGCTTTCCATCAAAAAGGAGCATGGAACGAAGTAGTAGGTGATCTGACAAATGAGCAGATGGATCTGCCTAGTATGGTATTAGATGAACATGGCAACTTAGTACCTGAATCAGAAATTGATGTACCTAGACCTGTTCACAATCCTGAACTAGATGCTGATTTTGACAAGCTTTTAAATGAACTATTTGAAACAGTTGAACAGACTCCTATTCCTCATACAGCAAAAGGTGTCAGAGTTAAGGATGACATACTCAATCCAAACAATAATGAGTTTAAACCTGATCCAACTATTACAACTGAATGGAAAGAACGTCAAAGATGGGAAGATAATAAGTACCAAAAAGAACTGACCAGATCCTACACAGATAAGGATGGCAACTTAGTTCAAGAGCTTCAATATCGTGGCTCGTATGTGCGTAGAGTGGTAGATGGTAGCCACAAAACTAATTCTATTCACGTAGGACGCTTAAATAGATCTGATTTTGTGGACCATAAAGGCAATAAAGAACTAGAAACAGCCTTAGATCGTATTTTTGATGAAGGTCGAGCATTCGGCTATCTCTCTCAGATCCCTAAAGGACAACAAACAATAGACAAGCTAGTCGCTAATCCTGACCTAGTTATTTCATCTAAAAAGACAGGTGAAGATCTGACAGCTCAACAATGGAAAGACAAGCTAATCCGTGAACAAGACAATATACAAATGATGGCTAAAGCAATGAGTACCTTAGCCAAGTGTGCATTAAAAGCAGCATAAAAATAATAAGAGAATTGAATGAAGAACGAATGTAGAACAGCCGTTGAAGGCGTATTAGGACGTAAACTGACAGATAAAGAAGCAGACTTGTTAGAACAACAATTCATTAAAGCTAGTCGTGAACTTCCACAAGAAGACATTAAAGCCTGGAAGAGTATGTCAGATGAAGAACGTGCTGAAGCTATCGCTGACAGAGCAATTAAGAACTATACAGATCAGCATATTAAAGAAGTAACTAATCTGATCAATGATCTTGAGATCCGTGAAGCTTTAGAGCATGAACTGACTTCTCATTCAAAGCTCAACCCATTAGAAGCGTTAAATCGCAAATTGGTTATGCATACAGATCAATCTGGTATCCAATCAGTTGAACACAATATTCAGGCAATTGAAGTTCGATACATGGGAGCTTTGGCAGACGTATTTTCCAAAACTCAAAAAGGCTTAGGCTATTTAATAGATGCAGATAAAGTTAAGTTGCTCGTTAAAGAGATCTTTGGCAAGCCTTCAGGTGATGCTGAAGTAGCAGGATTAGCTAAGTCAGTACAAGATGTACTAGAACAGCTCAGACAACACTATAACCGTTATGGCGGTGATATTAAAAAGCTTGCTAACTATGGTATTCCTCAATCTCACAGTCATTACAAAGTCATTCAGGCAGGAGAAGGGGAGTGGATTAAAACTACTTTTCCAATGGTAGATAGATCTAAATACAGACACGAAAACGGCAAACTAATGAATGATGCTGAAATCAAAGAAGTATTAAAAGCTGTCTATCAAACTATTGCTTCAGAAGGACATAACAAGGCTTCAGTACAAGCTCATGCTGTTCAATCTGAATCTGATCTACCTGTAGGCTTCAATATGCAAGCTCTACATCAACATCATCGTGAGGTCCACTTTAAAGATGCAGATGCTTGGGTAGCGTATCAAGAGCAGTTTGGAGAGGTTAATTTCCATGACTTGCTTTCTAACCATATCCGTAGAATGAGTACGGAAATAGGTATGATGCAGACCTTTGGCTCTAATCCTGAAAAATTAGTCAAACAGCTAGGACATGACTTGCTCAATCAGATGATGCAAGATCCAAAGTACGTTAAAGAGCATCGTAAGATTCAGAAACAAGCTAAGTTGATCAATAAACACTATGACGAATTGGCAGGACAAGCTCTTCCAGTAGATACAGCTTTAGGACAAGTAGGCGGTATGCTCAGATCATGGACCGTTGCAACTAAGATGGGTTCAGCGTTTATTACTGCATTCTCAGATCAGGCAACAATGAAACTAGCTTCAGAAATGCATGGTATCGCTTATTCAAAAGTCTTCGGTAAACATCTAGCTCAGTTCAAGAATAAAGAAGACAGAGACTTTGCTATTTCAATTGGCTTAGGCGTTCGTGAGATGAGCAATGCTTTGGTTCGTTTTGGTGATGATGACCTGGCTTCTGCTTCAACCAAACTAGCTTCGGCTAATACCAAGACTCGTAAAATAGCTAATGCAGTTATCAGAGCGTCTGGACTCAACCACATTACAGCTTCAGCTAAAAGAGCATTTGGTGTATCCCTTATGCACCATGTATCTAATCTGAACTCAATTAAAGCTTGGGATCAGTTAGGGCCTAAAGATAAGAAGATGCTAGAAGGTGGTGGTATTAAAGAAGATGATTGGACTCTACTCAAACAGATAGATAGAACTGAAGCTCCTAGTGGTGAAAAGCTTGTCACTAATAAAGACATATTCAATGCTTCAGATGATCTATTCCTAGATACCTTCCAAATAGACAGAACAGGCTATTCAGCTCAAGAATTGTCAGATATTGCCTTCAGATTAAAAGAGCAATTAGCTAACAAATATATGAATTACATCTATACAGAATCTGATTCAGCAGTTCTCTCTGTCGGGGCAAGGGAGTCCGCTTTCATAGGCTTAGGTCGTGAACGTGGAACAGTAACAAATGAGCTTAGTCGCTTCTTCTGGCAGTTCAAGCAATTTCCGCTTGCAATGATTATGCGCCAATGGACTAGAGGTATGGCTCAAGGTACACCACAAGAAAAGTTTGTGTACTTCGCTAAATTGTTTGCCTATACAACAGTTATGGGAGCTTTAGTAAGTCAGATCCA